TTGTTCTTGTACCGTTCAATTGGTTGTTGCATATTTATTACCTTCTTTTGTTTGCCGCCTGTTTCATTTTACTTGCACGTTCCTTCAATACCGCTTCTAATCGTTTGAGGTAGTGGAGTCTCAAACTGATTGGGAATCCACGTACCTCTTCAAATGTAAACGCCCCTTCACTATAAAACACGAAATCAAAAATTTGGTCATATAAACCCATTTTGTATTTCAGGTCAAGAGCGAAGAAACTATCATCTATAACGATTTCATAACGAGTCCTACCCCTTGAAGTCTGGGTAGAATAAATCCACTCCGATTTCAAAGTTATTACGAAAGGGCTCTCCCGTCTCCGGGTCTTCTCCTTCTACCTCCAAATCCACGTCAGGAGATATTTTGTTGATGTATTCACGGAATGCACGTGAGTCGACCGCTAACATATTTTGAATGAATTTATTTATATTTGATTTATCAGTATTCCCATCCACCGACAGTATCATGTATCTAAACCGTGTGGTCAGGTTTTGTGTTCCATAAATATCCTGTGCCTTCCTGAGTCCCTTCAGGTCACCGTCAATTCGTTTTTGGTCTCCGACTGTCAAAATCTTGAACTTTATCACATTCCCTGCTTTCGGTAGTGTATACTCAAATTCATTTACGTGCGGAGTAATAAGAGTATCATCAAATACCTTGTGTGGTACAGATGAAAGGTCAATAGTAATCGGTACTTCGTTTCCAGCAGATGTGGTTACTTTTGTCTCATACTCGGGGCCGTAACCATACGCTCTTGCCGCAAGTAGTAGTGCGTTCTTGTCTCCGACCAATAGGTCATCAAACTTTACACCCTTGGTTACAATTACCGCTTCACATAACTTGTCCAATACAACACCCTGCTTGATATAACTCTGTGTGCTAAGGATATCTTCCTCACGTGCAGTCATATACTTTATTTCTATCTTTCCCGCAGCGAGTGGATGTCCCTCTGGATACAACAGTCCCCTTGAAGGTAGTTCAATAATTTCAGTAGGAAAATCATACTTCGGTTGTTGTGGTTGTCCCTCAACAGGTGGAGTTTGGTTCTTACCGTGTTGAATAACCTGTGGGAGGTCTGATTGTGGTGTTTCCATTGGATTAGATTCAGATAACTTGTTCATAAATTCTCCGTGTTTTAATTAACAATATACTTATAAATAGTGTTGATATTTCTTTTTCTATACAAAAAAATCCCCAAAGGAACAAGTCCAATGGGGATTATTTTCAACATTTACAAATAAATCTCTACTCGTTGGATACCTCGGGTGTTGGTTCTAATCTATCACTGTCACGGAAGAATCCGTATACAGTAGTAACGAAACCGACAATAGTAAGTCCAGCCTCCCAAATGATATCCAAATTCTCACTAATGTACTGAATGGCATCTGTCATGGTGGTAACTCCGAAGAATACCAATACCGAACCAAGTCCAGTCAGAATGTGACGAATCAAACTTTTAGTTTTACTGTTCATAGTTATACCTTTTTAATTAAATTAAGATAATACTGCGTAATCGTACTTAATGTTCAATTCAATCATCTTCGCATCTTCAGATGACCAGTCCATACTACCCCAATTCGCGCTACTAATAAACGCGCCTGAAATAGACCAAGTTTCCACGGGAACACCTTTTGGGTCAAGAACTTCAATTTTGATATCACGCTTATATCCACTACCTGCTGGAAATGCATATCCATCAATACCAGTCTCGCTATTGTGATGGAAATCACGTATCCAATTGTGAACTTCTGCAGCGCCGGATGGCGTAATCGGGTCATAAAGTGTAACCGAAATATCCTGCCAACGTGACTTACCCTTGACTTTGAAATCAACATTGATATAGTCAATAATAATCTCACCCTGTTCCAAACTCGGCAAAGCCGAAGTCTTAATCATATAGACAGGAATGTTGTTCATATGTAATTTGTACCGAAAATTAACCTTCGGTTCAAATGGTGTAAACATCATAATTCATTTCCTCTTTTATAATAAATAGAATGGAGAGGGAAAATTTCCCCCTCCAAGTCCGTTTTTTTATTGGTCATTATCAATCGGGAATGCTGCCCCAGTAGGTAATACCAAAAAGTCAACAATGATAAATTCAGCGGTCTTTGCTGGCTTCAGATAAATCTGCGCCCTCATCTCGTTTCTGTCAATCACATCAGGCGTATTGTTACGTTCGTCGATTATAATACGGTAATCGTAAATACCCTGCTTTTGTACTGCCTCGTCGAAGAATGGTTTTGTTATGTTTATAAAATTCGCACGAGTCTCGGCGGTATTCTGTTCAAACACAAGGTACTTCGAAGTATTGGCAACGTGCCGTTTTGCTGCAATCAAAAGTCTACGAACATTGATACGGTCAAGAGCGGAACGTTTCTTCTGAAGTGTCTTCTGACCCCATACAACCGGCCCATTCTGTGGGAATGTTGCGATTGGGTTTACATTCTTATTATAAAGTGCGTCTCTGTCATTGATAGTCAAAGTACGTTCTGCTTGTACAACCATGTCCAAACCACCACGATTCAAACCTGCGGGTGCGAACCACTTCTCACTCACATAGTCATTGAACGCGAATACACCTGCGACTTGTGTGGATGCCGGAACCCAGTAGTTTCCACCAAGGTCTGCATCTGTAACTTGTACCCAAGGCCAGTAGAATGCTGCGTAATTAGTATTACGACCATCTGCTGCTTGGATTGCAGCGCTTGCACCTTGGTTGTATGAAGTCGGGTCAAGTACAAGGAATGCATCTCCACGGTCTTCAACCATTGTAATCGCACGAGTGACGATTTCTCGGTGTTGGTCTGCTATGATTCCAGGTATAAACAACAAGTCATAATCGTATTGGTCTTTGTTACTCAAAATATCCAATGCATTAAGATATGCGTTATATCCACCAGATTTATCATCGTCAAGATTATAACCTTGTGTATTGGCTCGTGTTATCTTTGTGTACATATAACGTTCTGATTCGTCTGGGTCATCGACTCCACCTCCAAAAAATCCCCAAGTTTCTGCGGGTAGAGAACCAGTGTATTCCGCTTTATAACCCAATTCATTATCTCTGATATAGTTCATTGTGGTCTTGAATACATTTGATACACGAACAAACCGTGAACGGTTGGGGTAATTACCCTTCATCTGAATAGTAGTTACTGCTGCTGCGTCTGCAACCAACTCGGCGTTTTGGTCTCCAACGATTTTAACAATATAGTTGGGCTCATTCGGGTCAAGGGTAATTCCACTAAATTGCTCAAGTACAACCTTCCGTCTATCATTATCGTCTCCCCGACGTATGTACAAATCAAATGTACCACGATTTTCATCTACATTGGCGATTTCCCATTTGATATTATACCGAGTTCCAGTTTCAATTGCATTTGTTTCGAAGTCGGAAACGTAATTAGTACCACCCGCGGCTTTGTTAGTACCAAATATCAATGGTTCACTTGCTTCACCGTCCTCTAAATCCGCTTTGGTTAAAATTGAATTGAAACCAGCATCAGTGACATCAATTGCAACGTCTTTATTTGCATAGAAAGCGTTTGTGTATTGAATGGTAACCACTTCGTCGGTCGAGGTGGCGAACAAATCGGTAGCCGATGTATTTATTTTACCCGCAATATTCTCGGCAGTTACTGTGGAATCTGCCGCTTCAAAATCATCAGCCGTGAGTGTTATACTTTGTGTGCCGAAGCCGACACCACCGGATACTGTGAATTCGATAACTCCATTTTCAGTACCAGCAACTGTTCCAACAGTGATAGTACCAGTTGGGTACACAATAGATTCGGTAAATGTATTCAATGATTCACCGTCACCAATAGTTTCCAATTGGAACGACATTGATGTCTCGTGTTTGGGCGGAACAGTAGGGTCAGCTGTCAAATCGGCGTATGCACCACTACTAATTACATTTGAGAACGCAGGAAATGCACTCTCACCATCAATCCGCATCACTGTGACAACATCACCCCAACGGAGATATTCCTGTACCGCGTATGTAGTCAAGTATTTGTATGATTGAGTATCATCCTCAGAAGAACCCGATTCAAATATATCACCATACCAACGTAAATATTCAGAATATGATGCAACCTTTGTCGGCATGAGAACAGGCCCACGAACAGTAGGGCCGATTAC